GTCGAAGTTCGCTGCCCTCACGAAACGGTGGACTTCAGCAACAAGAACCTTCTCGTAGTTGATGAGTGTTTTCCTTCTTGGACAAAAATCGGAAGCAAGACAATCAGTGAAATCAAAGTGGGAGACATGGTTGATTCTTACAACCATAGCTTAAAAACCATTGAAAAACGCCGTGTTCTTGATGTTTTCAAGACTCCAGCTCCAAGCACGATGGCAACAGTTTGGACTGAAAATGGGCCAGTCACCTGTACCACAGGTCATCCATTCTGGAATGGGTTCGACTACGTTCCAGCCGTTAGCTTGACAGCGAACGATGTGGTTGCCATCATTCCAACGCATGAACATGGAATGCAGAGAATGCGGAACATCGACCGAAAGAAACGGTCATTTCTCAACAACCCGAAAGCCGGTTTGCGAGCAATGCAAAACCGTTCTTCGGTTCGAGAAGAGAAAGCGCGTCGAAACTCAATGTGCATGGTGCAAGACGCCAGTCACATGCATGGGGAGAACTCCAGCTCACAAGAGTCTGGATGCACTCAGGCGAGGGCGAGCCTACTGCTCGATTCAGTGTCGGGACTTGATGGTTTCAAAAATGAGTTCGGAAACAATGTCGGCAACGAACAATCGGATGGGCGACAAGATTTCCAAATGGATGTCAGCGAGAACTGTATCCGATCAGACCAGAAAGCGTGTCTCGGAATCACTCAAACTGATCGGCCACAAGCCGAAGGTTCGTGGAGGGAATGGAACAGGGCCAACATTAAGTCAGCATACGCTCTCGTTCATGTGCAAACTTCTGATGGAGCATCCGATCAAGACTGCTGGAAGCGGGATTCCGAATGTTCCGAACTGCTACAAAGTGGACTTGGCAGAACCTGCGGTGAAGCTGGCGATAGAGGTGGATGGCGGTTCACACAGTTTAATCAGCAGGAAAGCTGCGGACAAAAAGAAGACCGAAACACTCAATTCACTAGGGTGGTGCGTGTTGAGGTTCACAAACAAGGAAGTCCTTCTTGGGGCGCAGCAATGCGCGGACAAAATCATGTCTACAATTTCTCGGTTGAAGGAAATGAGAATTACTTCGCCAACGGAATCTTAGTCCACAACTGCAAACACAGCCCTGCCCGTGTCCTTCGCGGCATCATTGAGTCATGCAGAGGTCTACGCTACGGCTTCGACGCTACCCCTTGGTGCGACGACCCAGAACGCAACGCCGTAACGCGAAAGCTCTTCCACGATCAGGTCTACGAAATCAAGCGCAGCGACATCGGTGATTCATTGGCCGACGCTTATCTCGAAATCAGCGATGCTACCGACCTCAACATCCATCGGAAGATCGATGACAACATCGAGCGGCTGTTCACCACGCGCCGTCGGTACATGCGGATAAGTGACGACGAATTGAAGCGCATGTGCGCCTGGGAATCGCTCGTTGAAATCGGCATCTGCGAGAACCGTGAACGCAACGATTACGCCATCAATTACGCCGTGGAGCATGGCGACATGCAGACGCTCATCCTTATCCCTCGCATCACGCTTGGCGAGGACTACGAAAAGCGCATTCCCGGTTCGCTCCTCGTCCATTCGAAGATTGGCAAGAAGCAGCGCAAGGCCGCGATGGAAGAGTTCAAAGCTGGAAACCTGCGGACCATGATTGCCACATCACTGGCCGACGAAGGACTTGATCTTCCCAACGTCGAGCTGCTGATTATGGTCAGCGGCGGCAGGTCATCACAGAAGACGATCCAGCGAGCGAGCCGCGCACTGCGGAAAACAGATTCCAAAAACTGTGCGACAATCGTGGACTTTTCTGACAAGTTCCACTCCATCGGAGCATACCACGCAAAGAAGCGAATGGAATGCTACCGTCAACTCGGTTGCGTCTTCCAATGAGTGCATCAATTACAACGACAACAAACGAAACAGCCACGCCAACAGAGAACGTGGTTTATCTGATCGGAGAACTCCGAGGCATCAGCCGTCAAACTGAAACCAAGACGGGTGCGCTTATGGTGCGCCGCGTTATATCCGTCGCTCGTCACTGGACGGATGCGGACGGTAGGTTCCACGAAGACTTCGATGAATTCGAGTTGTCCTCATGGGGACAAGTTGCGGAGAAGATTATGGAAGTCGCCAATGGCGCGCTGGTGCGTGTCAAAGGCCGTGTGAAGGTTGAGAAATGGAGCGATGGCGGTGAAACCAAGAGCGCCGTGCGTATCGCGGCGGAACAAATAACGGTCCTTTGCTATTAAAATGAAATCAAACGAAAAAATTGTTGCGGTCGATCCAGGCGTTGGCGGCGGCGTCGCCGTGAGTTCGCCACATGGCATCTTCCTTTTCTCAATGCCTGAGTCATTGCCCGACATGGCCAAACTACTAATGGAGTTCAAATTAGCAGATAGCCAACTCTGGGTTGAGAAGGTGCCGAAGTTCGTGTCCAAACTCACATCACACGCGAGCATGGCGACACTCCATGAGAACTACGGCATCATCCAAGGATTGGCCTACGCTCAAGGCTATGCGCTGCACCGCGTTGAGCCGAAGATATGGCAAGAACCGCTTGGACTTGGCGGACGCAAATCCTGTGCGACAGGACCAGAATGGAAGCGCAAACTGAGGTCTAAGGCGCAGGAGCTATACCCGCACCTCGACGTTACACTCAACAACTGCGACGCGCTTCTGATCCTGCACTATGCAATGGGGGGCGGAAGGTGAGCGAACCAACAAAACTGTTAGCGGAAGAAACGGACGTTGAGACGCTTCGAGCGGCCATCGCAGAGTACCAATTCTTGGCCAAAGTTCTTTTTAAGGCTGTCGGCTGCGGTTGTGACGGGGGGCATGACCTCTGCTACCACTGTGGCCAAGCCGAGCAACACTACAAACACATAACCGAGATATACAAATGACGAACCTAAACAAACCATCATCAATCCGAATGGCGGACGCAGACGAATCCCCTTCAAGAATCGACGTTGATTACATCGACCGAAAGTACAAGGAGTGGCTTGTCCGCCGTGGATTCGGCGATGAAATTGGAGGCGCATTCGGAATGAAACGACCAAAAGGACGACGACACAACCGAATTGAACCTGATGAACTCTGAAATCACGCGAGAACAACTGTTGAAGGAAGCGCCTCAATTGATTGAGTACGCCATCCTCCGTGGCTGGATAAGTAAGCCAAAACGAAAACCCGATGAAGCATGGCATTGCAGCAAATCAGGACATCTTGACGATGCTTCAGACGATGAAATACAGGAACTTAGGAAACAGCTCAGTGGAAGTTGAACTCCTCTCCGACGACGTAGAGATACGGATCGGAGAAACCAAGTGGGCTGGCGTGGCCTACATGCGCGAAGGCAAGAGCAAGGTCTACGTTCGAACCAAAGCCGAATTCAAGGCCAAGTTCGTTCTGATCGATGCGAAGCCCTAAACTATACATCACCGCACAAGAGCAGCTCTTTGCGAAGTTTCAGTCACGCTCCATCGCCATCCAGCATTGGAGCAAGTACCTGATGACTCCCAAAGAGCTTGCTCTCCTTTTCAGCAAGTTAGAGAAATCAAATTCAGTCCTCTCCGAAATCGCCAAGACCGACCTTGGCAAGTCTGGAGAACTCGCGAGAAAACAACTTGGAATCGAATGAATCAATCAAAGATCGACCGTGCGCGTGCGTGGCTTAGAAACACACCAGGAGCCGTCGCAGGTCAGGGCGGTCATAACGCAACCTTCGCAGTAGCAACCGCGCTCATACACGGTTTTGAGCTGAATGCGGGGGATGCGGAGACACTTCTGCATGAGTACAACGCGAAATGCCTCCCACCGTGGAAGCCGAACGAGTTGGCGCACAAGCTCGATCAGGCGTCCAAGGTTCCACACGACAAGCCGCGTGGATGGCTACTATCCGCTCAATCAGGAATCGGCCAAGGTGGCACACCCATATCGCCCACCGGCAAGTTCGTCGTTCAGAAGATCCAAGCAATTCCGCAATCGGACTTTCGATTTTCAACCATAGATTTCTTAAAAGCCTGCTTTGAACCAGATGAAGTTGTCTGCATCTGCAACGACATCGTAAGCGACGACGAAGGTCGGACTCGGCCAAACTCCAAGGGTACATTCCTCAAGCGCGACGAATGGATTAAGAACCATTTCACGCCGCCCATCAGCGCCATGTGGAACGGTCCTGACAGCCGTGGCGCATACGTCCGTGTCAACCCATGCTTCGATGAGAGCGGTTCTGATTCAGGCGTCGCAGCATTCCGCCATGTGCTGGTTGAGATGGACGAGAAGACCAAGGACGAGCAATGGACGATTCTCAAGGAGTCGAAGCTGCCGATGTCCGTCGTCATCGATTCCGGTGGCAAGAGCTTGCACGGCTGGGTGCGCGTGGACGCAGCGAACAAGGAGGAATGGAGCGAGCGTCGTGATGTCGTCTATCGCCAGCTAGAGGCTCTCGGCATCGATCCGAAGAACAAGAACGCCAGCAGGTTCAGCCGGTTGGCCGGTGTGATGCGCGATGGCAAGGAGCAGAAGCTGTTGGCCATCAATGTGGGTGTCGTGAATTGGGATGCGTTCACGGACTATCTGGAGTCGCAGGACATGCCTCAGGAGTTCTCGCTCGATAGCATCATCGAGTACGACCCGAAGAATGATCCTGACAATCTGATCGGTGACAGATGGCTACGTCGCGGATCTTCGCTTCTATTCGTAGGCCAGAGTGGTTGCGGCAAAAGCTCCATGGCCGCGTATCAGGGGATGAAGTGGGCGTCCGGTGAAGCGTGGTTCGGTGTCAAGCCCGTCCGGGCGTTAAAAGTGGCTTACATCCAGGCGGAAAACGACATCGCCGATCAGCATGATGCACTCAAAGGCGCTGCTCAGATGACCTTCGGCAAAGAGAACTGGGAGCGAGGATTGCGGAGCGTGGACATGCTCTTCTTCCGCGAAACGGTTCGAACCGGAACAGACTTCGCGACAATGCTCCGCCGCCTCGTTCGAAAAACCAAAGCTGACTTGGTTTACATCGATCCGCTGCTCTCCTACATGGGTGGCAATCCTGCGGACATCGAGGTCTGCGCGAACTTTACGCGGCATCTGCTCCAGCCGATTATGATGGAGACAGGTGTTGTCCTAGTGCTTGTCCATCACTTCCCCAAACCGAAGGGCAAGGACGACAAACCGGAGAGCGTGGCAGATTTGGCCTACTCAGGATTCGGATCGTCGGATCTGACGAACTGGGCGAGAGAGGTGATTGTGATGAAGGAGGTTGGCTTCAACAATCCGCGCAAGTTCATGCTTGGCATGGCAAAACGGGCCGACCGCTCCGGCATGACTGACAAGGAAGGAAAAGTCACCGGATCGATTATGATCCAGCGTGGAACAGGCGGCGACATCTCATGGAACTACGCGGAACCTGAGAAGTTCGTCGTGGATAAAGCAGCGGCGAAGAAGCCGTGGACGGGACGACCTAAGCGTTAGCCTTCTCACGCTCAGCACGGCGACGCCCTTTCGCAGCGAGCGATTGGAACTTCGCCTTGCCGAGCTTCTTGCGTCCGATGTAAGCCGCAAGTGCGCGAGGCTCTCTCACACCTTTCTTCTCAAGACTGCCGATCAGCTTCTCGTAACGACCGCCACCGCCAAGTTTCATCTTGTCCATAAAATTACCATGCTTTGCAACTCCAGTGCCGAGGAGTCGTTTTATCGGTTGCCGTCGCGCAGTTATGCCGCGCACGGAAATTCTTACGACGCTCAGGATTGTCGCGTTTGATTTCCATGTTCGGATCGCCGAAGCGAACCTTGACGACGTTGCCGTTGTCGTTCTTGACGTACACCGCGCTCTTCTTCCGCTCGCCAGGCGTGTAGAACGGCTTGTTGAGCGTCACCTTCTTGCCCTGATAGGTATTACCTTTTTTGGAGAGGGAGGTTTTCATCGTTCGAGGTTTTGGAGTTCGTCGATGTCGGGTGATTCCTCGCCTTCGGTGGCAACGACAGCTTGAGCAGTTCCACGGAGAACAGCGTTCAGTTCATCCTTTGACAATCGACCGATTGGCTTCATCGCAAGCTCTCTCAACTGAGGTGTCGAGAGAAGGTATGAAGCAATCTTGTATTTTACGCGAGGAGCCAACTTAACCATCTGGGCCGCTTGATTCGCAGTTCCAATAGGACCAACCCGAGCGACGCCACCAACCGCCGCGCCAACCGCCGCTCCAGTAGTTCTGGCCATCACCTCCACAAGCGGATCATTCGATGCGATTGGAGTCTTTAGATTTTCGAGTTTTGAAACATTGTCCAAGACTGACTTGAGTTTAGAAACCTTTCCTCCCCCAAGTATTGCATCAGCGTAATTTCGAACATCACTTGCTTTTCCGACAATCGACTCACCAGCAAGTTCAGACGCCAACTGCTTTGAATTTAGAACGCCCGATGTGGTGTACTTTTCGATCAAGTCATTGACGTATTGAAACTGAAGCTGCTGAACCAGCATCGGACTTTCGCGTCCAATCATATCAAGAGCAGCTCGGCTTTGCTCTGGCGTGTATGAACCATCAACAATTCCGCCGATAAACTTTTTCGGATTCTGAGAAACTATGTCAGTCACATCACTTGACGATGCTTTCTTCAGCGCGCCAAGAATGGTTCCACGAAACTGCTTATCTCTTTCTCCAGCAGCTTTTATGGCGTCTGCAATAGTCTTTTGAATCTCTGGAGCTTTTGAGCCAAGCGCATCAGAGAGAACATTTGCATCTACAGTAAGGCTTGAAACCACCTTGTTAGGATCAAGCCCAGCCAGAGCGGACTGACGTTTTGCCAAGCCAGCAATTTGCTTTGCGTTCGGAAAGAATCGACTTTGGATTTCAGGCGCAAGCCCATTGATGTAGTTGACGACTTTGGAAACTGAAATCTCCCCAGTAACCGGATCGAGTCCAGACTTTGCGGCCTGATTGAACAGATATTCTTTCGCGGTAGAATCGATTGCCGCAGCGTCTTCCGGTCGAGCCGCACTCTTGATTGACTCCAGAAAAGTCGGAGCATCGGCAGACTCTAATTTGCTGGCGATTGACGCAGGTCCAGCGCCACCTTCTGCGCCGACATCTTTGATCAGCGACTGGATCTGACGACCAACAAACTTGTCTACGTTTTCGCGATGGAACTTGTTTGCCAAATCAAGCTGGCTTCGAAGTGTTCCGGTTGGAAGATTTTGAATACCATTGTCGATGTCGCGAGTGATTGCTCCGTAAAGTTCGATCTTAGACCTGTCTGAAAGACCGGGAAGAATGTCAGTCTTTCCGATTGAATCTCCGATCTGGGTGCGGTATCGACGCAACGCATCAAGCGACTGGTCTTCAGTCATATTGCCGATGGCAGCAACAAACTCTCGCGTACCTTTAGGGTAGGTTGATGGGATTCCGCGAGTGGCCAAAACTTCATCTGTCGGAACCTGAAATCCAAACTGATCTACAAGTCCACCAGCTTGCTCAGGTGTTCCCTTAAACATCTGAACCGCCTGAGCGTCGATGTTGTTGGCCCACTCAGACATGCCTGGCGTTTTTACGATCAGCTTTTGATACGCAGGATTATTTCGTAGCGCGTTGAAATTCTTAGTGTCGGTTTGCTTGAAGAAATCGTATCCAGCCTGTTGAAGTTCTCGGAACTTGTTTCCAAGAAATGATGGCGTTGACGCAGTGCCAGGAATCAGCGCATTGGCAGAGTTCTGAACATCGATCAAACCTTTGTCGATTGAAGGCTTCAACTGCGCCGAAAGCGTTCCGATTGCGTCTTCGTAAGGCTTTGAAACTGCACCAAGTCGCCTCCTCAAAATATCGACAGCACTCTTTGCCAGATCGTCGGTTGTGATTCCAGTGTTCTTTCCGCCAAGCTCGGTGGCATTCAGGACGATCAGCCTCTTAAGGCTTTCCATGTGTTGAGGCGTCACCTCTGCACCAACTGGGGCGTTCTTGATTGCCTCAGCAAGCCCCGGCTCGCCAATCGCCTCGGCAACACCAAGTGGAACTCTTACGCCGGTAGAAGATTCAATGATGTCGCGAAGCTGAGTAGTCTCTAGCGAACCAACTCTCGGCGAATATCTTGGCCGGAAGAATGTCGCCATCGCACCTTTGAAGCCTTCTCCAGTGAGAAATTCTTTTGCAGCGATTGCTGGCTTTACGAACGCTCTTCCAGTTTCAGTAAGAAGTGGGCCACCGATTGCTCCTACAGCAGTTTCTCTTAATCCAGTTTTTGCCGCCTCACCATACTCCCCTCGAAGTAGTTCTGGGATAGCTTGAAACGCTCCAGCCGTTGCTCCCGCTGTTCCACCTACAGCTCCACCGGCAAGCAACCTTGTTCCTAGCGTTCCCGTTGTTGCAGCGGCAGTTAAAGCCTCTGGCAAAAATGCAGGAGCAATGGCACTGCCAACCAATCCGGCTGAAATTGCCAACTGTTCAGCCGCTCTTTTCTTTTCCTCTTCCGAAGTTGCAACACTAGGAGGAGCTGCCATCACGCCGGGGCGCTGAAAATACGGCGTCACATACTGTCCAGACTCCCCTTGAACAGCCTTCTGTTCTCCGATTTTACCAGCGTCATTAACAGCCGCTTGAAGCTGCTGCGGAGAACCAGCCTGAAACATGCTCGCGTAAGGATCAGCTCCAGTCCTTTGCGGAACCTGATACTGAGCAGACATCGCAGACACTTCCTGAGCAGGTTGCGCTGTAGCCGGTTGAGCGGGTTGCTCTTCGGCGTAAAACTCTTCCTCAGTAATTTCCGTAGATGGCATGTTATTGTTTTCGGTAGAACTTGTTTCCGACCTTGTACTTGGTTCCAGATGGAACCGTTATTTCAGCCTCTTCAACCGAATTGAAAACAGGAGGCTGCTTCATCGCCGAAAAAACATCCGTAACTTGAACTTGGGACTGGGTCTGCCCTCCTGGTTCTTGCTGCCTAGTGTCAACTTTTAGAACCTCTTGTTCTCCAATAATTCCAAACGGCGACTTCATGCGGTCTTTCGCGTTTTGGAACAGTGATTTAAGATCGCCCAAGCTTTGCTTAACTTGCTCTGGGCTTGAGGTGAGATAGCTGGTCTTAATTAACTCTTCAGCCCTTCTTGCGTCTGCATCGGTAAGACGACCCTGTTCAGATAGCAGACCACGGGCAACAAGCGGAGTTAAAGATCCAAGCTGTTGGCTGATCCTGATTTGCTCAGGATTCAGTCCGCCTCCAAATTTCGGCACAAGCGGGATTTTTTGGCCGACACTTCTCAAAGCGCCACCAACGCTAAACGCTTTGTCCACATCTGACGGCTTGATGCTTTCAATCAGATCAATGGCCGTATTGGCCGATTTGATTCCATTGAACAACTGGGTCTGAACTTGCTGCGGAATCGCCTTCCTGAACTCAAATTCTCCAGAAGGACCGACGATAATGTCCTGACCACTCTTAGCTGCCGCAGCTTTCAGAATTTGGAACTTGGCGTCTTTCTCGTCATCAGAAGCTCGCTGCCAGTCGGCCAATGCAGCAGTCAGCGGAGACTTGGAGGCTTGCTTGCTGGCGGAAGCAGCCTTAGCTATCTCCCCTTCTTGAGGTGTCATTTTACCGGCGGCAACCATCAGGTCGATAGCTTCTGGCCCACTAGTTGAAGCAGATGAAATTTTTGCTGCCGTCGCAAGACCCGCTTGTTGAGCTGCCTTCTCGGACATGCGAGGCGTAACAGCATCAAGAATTGTCTTTGATTTGTTCAGGTCAATTTGACCGTACTCATTGAGTCCACTGTTGTTTTGCCAAACAACGTCGTGAAGACCGTTCAAATTTGCGAACTCGATAGCATCGGCAAGTTGTTTTCCAACAATTTGCTGAGTTTGCTGCGCTCCAGTCATCAAGCGACGCCGAGTCGAAAAGTCATCAAGCTGCTGACGATACTGATTCAGAATACCAATGTTCTTGGCCGACCTGACGGGTTTGAAAGTGGGAAACGGAGCGTTCGGATTGACAAAGAACTCATCAACAGACTGCACGTTAGACGCCATGTTGTCAGCGTCAGCAAGCTCGTCCTCTTGATTCTTCATGGCACGACCCAGCTCAAAGGTCTGAATCTTATTCTGAAGATCCGCCTGACGCTGTCGCATGATCTGATCCGCCGTCTGCATCTGAAACTGCTCCACCAATCGCGCCTGAGTTTGTGCGCGGTCGAACAGGTTTGCACCTAGCTGAAATGCTTGAAGAGATTGGTCGGCCATAAGATTAGCGTCCGTAGTTTGAAGAGCCGTACTCCGGGAATAGACTCGTAGAAAGCGGTGTTATATCCGACCTCGTCGGAGTCGGCGCATAAAGATTCGGATAAATCTCAGGATCGTTCTGAGGATTGTACGATGGCGACGGCCCACGTTGGCCAGCCAACAACCCCTGATACATTCCGTACTGCGACAGCGCGCCACCGGCAACACCGCCAAAATTGGTGAACGCAGTCTGCGCCGCCTGCTGCATCGGCGACGGAGCAGCAGCCACTTGAGCGGCAGTCAAATCGCGTCCGTACATTCTGGACTGTTGCTCCTGCAACGCCCCAATCCGTTGAGACGGCGTGATGAACATGCTGCTCACCGAGAACGGTTGAGCCATGCCAAATGTCCGCTGCTGCTGGATGAAGTTCTGCGCTTGAGCAAGACCCTGATTCTGGATCTGCATGGATGTCAGACCAAGATCGCGAGCGGTAAGCGAACGACCGAATCCAGAACCGGCTCCAAATCCACCAGACAAAGCTCGTCCAGCAGTCGAGCGTTGAACCTGAGCGGAAACCTCGGGCGAAAGCTCACCGCGCAAGGCTGCGCCGATATTCTGCCCAGCCTGCTGAACGATCTGGTCATAGCCTGGAATCGCACGGCGAAGCTGAGTTTCGAGCAATGACTGTTCTGCGGATGTGGTCTTCTCGGCCAACTTGGTGGCAGGCTCAAGCGCGGCAATGTTTTGCCGGATAGCATTGGTTTGCTCCTGCTCGAAGTTAATCGGCTTCAGCTCAGGAACCTTCGGCTTCTTGCCACCAAAAAGTCCGCCGAGCAGGCTTCCCGCTGCCGAGATTGCCGATCCACCCAAAATTGCCGCCCCAATTCCTATTGGCATAAATTATCCTTTTGGTTCAGAACCATTGCGAAAATCCTCCGCCGTTCAATCCGACTCCGACCATTCGGATGGTTGCCACAGCGTCACCCAAATACTGCATCGTCTGCTCCTGCACAGCTTGAACAGCTTTGGCTTCGTAGGCCACTGCTTCCTGAATCAAATCGTTCTCCTCCTTGCGAATGGCCATAACCATCAGCTTGATGGCATCGGGACACGGGGGGATGAGGTAGTCATTCACGCTCGTCGCGTTGATATGACGCATCTTGCCGATGACCGTGACGGTCTGAGTGCAGCAATCGCTGTTTCGACCAGTCCAGAGGCTACGGCGATATTGCGGCAACGTCTCGTCCGGGTCATACACGGCAAGATCTACCTCGGCAAAAAGTGTCTGGTTGTACTCGTAGAGCCGCGATGCGGTATTTGTTGCCTCCCTAATGACGCCGGTCAGTGCGGTAAATTTCTTGGAAGACTGAACATACGGCAACGCGAGCGTCAGCTTTTCGCCGTCAATCCACACGCCACCGGATTGGGTGCGAATCCATTGCCCGTTCGCGTCGTAGCCTTGGAGCGTTATCGTTTTCCCATTGTCTGAAGCATCGCCAGGATAAACTCGAATGTAACTATTGATGCCCCCAGACATATCGCGGTATGAAACGACAGTACCGCGATCAACAAGCTGTTTTCCCGCGCACGGGTTGCAGCTTCCGAGCAGGCCGAATCCGGTTTCTTGGAACTCATACCATTGGTTTCGAACAGACCCTGTGCCGCAGCAATCCGCCACCGCCTCGATGGTTTCAATCGCTCGCGGCCAAGTGATGCATCCGTCAACCGTTGTAACCGTGAAGCGTCCGTAAGATCCAGCCCAAAGACCTTTGTGCAGAAGCCTTCGACACGCCTGATTGATGTACTCGTAAACGCGAGCGTCATCGACGCAGACGCCGATAGCCCGAGCAATCGTGGACCTAATATCTTGGACGATCAGCTTCATTTGGTGTAGTAGACTCGACCAGTTCGCTTGATAAAGTAAACACCGTAAAACGGCGGAAGATTGTTGTGGGCCGCATCGCCACCAACCGATGTGGTCGGCAACAGGTTGGCCACTCCTTCTGAGCGATTTGTTGCGCTGAAGACACTTGTGTCAGCCGATCCACGCTGGGCGAGGTTAATGTACTGGTCGAGAATCTGGTGCGTATGCGACGGCATCTCGGAGGTGACAAGCGTGTGCTTATCCTCACCAGCAACAGCAGTCGAGGTGGTCGTTCCATTGACGCTGACAACTCCGCTCGCCGCGAACGTACCGACTCCAACCGGGAATCGAGCTTCGAATGCGGTGTCAATTTCCCACATCGAACCGGCGTAAGGATTGCCGGAATAAACGGTTCCGTCACCGCCGTCGTATGAAAGGACATCGGCACTTGCTCCAACGAAGATGCGACGCTCGCTTCCACCTGCGGCAACAGGGTTTTGTCTCGCCCAATAACCTCCCTGAAAAACCCACCAGTTGCCGCTGTTATCCAGCCACGGGTAAACCTGATTGTTCAGCGCCGGAACAGATGCACCAAAGTTGAAGAACGAGTTTCCAATCGTGCTGTTGAACGTCGCCTGTGTGCCACTGATTACATCGTTGGCCAACTGTTGGTAGTTGGTCGGACAATACCCGATTGGCAAACTCGGGGGCGTCAGCGTGATGAGCGTAAGGTTTGGCATTCTGTTTCTATGGGTTGACGGATTCCGAGGTGTAGATCAGTGGGTTGATGTCACAGACATCAAGTGGGGTGCATGCAGGGAATACCGTGCGGCAATCGCCCACACTCGGTTCCTGAACATCGTAAGCATGAACTCGCAAGCTCTTGATCCGGCAATACCCGATGATACCAAGCATCACTTGAACCTCGTAAAGATTGCGAGCCGGGGTGCTGATCGTTTCGTTGCACGGCAGATCCGAAGGCGTCGGGAAACGCATCTTCGGGCGATACTGCGGCTTGAAGTTCGTAATCGGGCAAAGATCAAGGCACTGAGTTGTAGTCGCGCACTCAGCAAAATCGGTCCACTCAATCCATCCAGGATACTGGTCAGGTCGATAGGTGACATTGAAGGAGACATCACCCTCAAGCGAATCAACGAACAAGTCGCCTGAATCTAGGCGCTTCAATCCAAACGGAACCTCGAAGTTGTAGGCGCGAGTCTGAACCATCCACTCGATTTCTTTCTTACCATCGGGAATGTTGTTGTCGAATTTGTCACCCTTCGTGACTTCCCAGAGTTGAATCGAGTCATCCGATCCGCGAGCGATGCAGAAGCACTGATCGCCGTAGGCGTTCTCAGTCTTGACGATCTGAAGCAAATTGAGTCCGGTCCAGATTCCTGACCACGCAGGCGGAAACTTTTTCCGCATCGACGTAATCAGGTCGAAGTCCAAGACCGCCAACGCCTTGTGAATGACACCCTCGGCATTGTACCGAGGCTGGCAGGTCATCAGGAGGCGATTGTCGAACACAACCGCAGAACTGGCCCACAGGAGGTTCGTCTGATCGTTCTCAATGACATTCAGCATCTCGCTGCTGATCGGGGTGTTGCCCCAGTCGGTGAACGAGCGTCGAGCAATGATGAACGAGCGGACGCCATCGACAGCGCGGTAAAAGACATCGCCATTGATGGTAATGGCCGACCTAGACCCAAGTGCGCCACTTGTAAGCAAGCTGATAGCTTGAATCGGATAGCTCAGGTTCTTCCATGTATCACGATCAACAGGAGCTTGAACCGAGAAGACGTATCGAGGCGTGAAGACTAGAAGCGGACCTTGACCGAGCGAGGTGTCAGGATCGCCTGGGACAGCCATCGCTGTGATGCCACCTGAATCCGACGGAACCGCAAAGTCTCCGCCTTCATTGAGGAAGGTGTTCTCGGTTTCTTTGAGTACGCTCGCTCGCGTTCCATCTCCATAAACAATGTCGGTAGCGCGGAATGAAAATCCATCTGGAAGTGCGTACCAGATGCGGCCATTGACGTAGGCCATAACCTTGCCGGTCTTGATTTCGTCATCGCTTGAACGGCGCAGATTCGTGCCGTTGAAGATCAGTGGCCTGCTGAATCCATCCTGAATGACAACAAAGTTCTCAGCTTGAACCATCCAGCCATCGAGCAGGTTGGAAGGATTCTCAAGACTTGGAGAAACCGACAGATTCTGAGCGGTATTCTGAAGGCAGTTGTAAAGCCACACTTTACCACTGATCAGCATCAGGATGAACGTGCGTCCATCGTCGGCAATGTAAGGCAGCGCACATTGGAACGTGCCGGTTAGCGACTGAGGTCCGTAGCACTCTTCTGCCCACCCATCCGCGGTGACGTTCGTTTGGTCTGAGGTAATCTGATCGTTGTCAGCCGTAATACTGACGCACAGGTCGTAATCCTTTTGAAAGAAACCGGGGCGGCATGAGACAAACCCCTGTCGAAAGTTGGCATTGACCGCAAACGCCACCTGATTCTTGTCCACCTCAGACGGCATCACGCCAGCGTCAATGCCACCCTCAAAGGTGACAGATCCGTCCGTGTACCTTCGTGGTGCGCGTTCGCTCATGGTTTAAGCCTGAATACGCTGGACAGAGAATGAGGAGCCTTGATCGACGTAGAGATTGTGGTCCGTGCTAACCAATACCTCGTAAAAATCGGTTAGAGCTGTCGCCTGATCAATGTAAGTAAGAGATATTGGATGGTATCCATTGTTTGTCACGTTGAACGATTTTGACACTAAAATATCAGAGGCGTTCCTTCTGAGAAAGACAGTGACAGTTGCGGTTGTTGATACCGCATCAAGGTTAAAGTATGCGTCTATCCTGTAGTAACCAATGTACGGAACCGTAAATCGGCCACTTGATGCCGTAAATCCAGAGGCTGAATCTAGCCCAACGTAAGACGCTGTGGTGTAAACAGATGTGCTGTACGGATTGCTTCCCGAAGTTGGGCTGACATTTGGCGCATTTGCCGCTCCAAGACCAGTCACCCTCCGTGTAAACGTGACGTAGTTGAACGAAGCAATCGACGGAGCCGACAGCGTGATGTTTCCAGCGCTGTTCGTAACGACAATCGGAAGCGTTCCGACAATCTCCTTTTGGAGATAGGTCGATCCGTCGCCGACCGGAATCTTGTTAGCGGGAGCGGTCGTAAGGTTGGTGCCACCTTGAGCAATCGGAACCGTGCCGGTGACATCGGTAATAGGAATCGTGGCAACCGTCGAAACCGCGCCAAAGCCGCTCGACCCTTGAGTTTTAACGTATCCAGCGGCCAATGAATCGAGAGCAGTCGCGCTTGGAATCGATACATCTGGAGTTCTAACAATGTATGTCCCATTGGAAGAAGCTCCTCCAGCAACGCCCGGTGCGCCTTGAGGCCCGATTGCCCCGGCCAAAGTAATGAGCGAACCGGAAGGAATCGGAGTGGTTGGAATCGCATTCGCAACACCAAGAACTCCTGCCGCTGGATTTCTAAGCGTAATACTCAACCCAACGACATCCAAAACCTGCATGTATCCGCACCCTTGAACGGAAACAAAAAACTGTCCCTGAATTGATTCTGGGAGAAACGAACTGTTATCGACCTGAACAACGACGTTTGCCCCAAGTGCTGGAACTAAAAATAAAGCGGTCGTGTAGGTGAACGAATCAACACCGTTCGTACCGTTGGTTCCATTCGCCCCAGCCGCGCCGCGTGGGCCAGGAATGTTGACGACGTATGGGGTGGTGCAGCTCATATAAAAACAGTCCTCTTATCTCCAGATTCCTGCAATTTTAATCTTGGGGTCAGCCTGCTTCCAGATGCCAGAAATCTTGATCCAAGTGATAGCCTCTCTCCAAGTTCCAGACACTTTGATCCAGAACTTGTTGGATGGCGCAGAGCCTTGATTTGAAAGAAGGGTGAGGAGCATTACGCCAATCGACCTAGATTAGTTTC